TGCCAAAGTTTAGCGACCGTTGGAAATGGTTCGGAATTATTGAAAGGTTAGCGAGTGGAGACGTAACAAAGTTTGAAGAAGTTTATAAAATAACATACTTAACAGCTTTAAATACTTTAAGTTATTGGAAAGAAAGAGATGAATACCAAGAACGATTGCAGAAACGTCAGGACATGATGAATAAACACAGGTAATGAACGAAGAAATAATACTAATATACACACACAAGGCAAAGTTTTCCAATTCTGAAAGGTTGGAATTTGCTGCGTATAAAAGAAGGAAGCCAAAGAATAAGAAAGGAATAACGAATACAGAGTTAAGATTGATAAGCAGGAAATTAACAGGTGAATTAAAAAACCAAATAAGAAGACAGCGACACATTGACACAGGGAAGATGTTAAGAGTTACAAAGGTGACCGCAACAATTGGCGCACGTGGTGAATTAGTAGCAAAGGTTTTTTCTACTGATTACTGGAAATATGTTGACGGTAATTTTAATATACTTAAAAACGCAATGAAAACAAGGAAGTGGAAAAGCTATGAAAAGATGTTTAACGAAATGAATAAAGACCACCCTAAAAGAAGATAGAAATGAAGATACAGACAGTTAATCAATTAATAAGTGTATTTAAAGACATAAGCACTAGGCACTACCAAATTAATGGTTTTGGTGTTGGTGATAATTGGGAGAATGGCACGAGTGAAAAAATGCACCCCGTTCTTTGGATTAATCCGACAACCGCAACAATGCCATCGAGCGATAACGGTTATAAAACTTTTGAAATAGATTTTGAAGTTAGGGTTTTTGATCTAGTTAATAAGGACGAATCAAACGAGAAAGAAGTGCTTTCTGATTGTATTGATATACTTAAGGACATTATAACAGAGTTTAAAGGGCATCCGTACTATGTAAACAGTCAACTAAATATAATTGATGACATAAACTTTGAAGCATTTACTGAAGAATTCGATGAAGAAGTAAGTGGGTGGGTTTGTGAGATTTCACTAATGACGCCCGTATTAACTTCCTTTTGTGGTATTCCTTCGGCTGAGATAACAGGCTTTGAATTCCCTGGTGCTGACTGTCCTGACGTGAATGTTTTGTGTCCTGTGTTTGTTGAAGACGTTACAGGTGTTTACCCTATTGTTGTAACTACTACGGGAACAACTAAGGAAGTTTCGATTGTTGGCAGTGGCTTATCAGATACCTTTGTTATTAGTGGGGAATACGACAACGGAACTTTAACACTAACTAGAAATGACGATGTTGACGTAGTAGTGACTGGCTTCAATACTGGTGGGGATAACGATTATACAACGTCTGCCACTTTGTCAGGTAACATAATAACCTTTGACAGGACTGACACAGTAGGTGCTTATAGTGTAGACTTAACAACTGCAATTAATTCTGCGCCCGATAAGTTTGTCAGTAGTGGTGCATATGATGCAATCAATAATAAGATAGTACTTACTTTAAATGATGCTAGTACAGTAGACATTGACACTAGTGCAATCGGTGGTGGTGGGGATTCAATCTATACTGCTGACGGTACAATTGGAACGGGTAGGGTTGCAACGCTTACAGATACATTAACTTTCAAAGATGGAACTGTAAACGTTCAAGGTGCGGGAACGTCAACGGGTAGCGCATTATCTATATACGACAATGATACAACACCGAACAAACTTTGGGATTTCTTGGATGATGGGACTTTATCGAAAGATGTAACACGCTTTAATATTGGTAAAAACAATTCAATAACGGGTGCGACAACTACTTACGTCATCGGTTCAAATAATAATATTAGTGGCGGTACTTTTGGAAAGTTAGCGATAGGAGATAATAATTCTGTAAACGGGAAAAACGCTTACACTTTTGGAAGGTTTAACGTCATAAGTGCGAACAATGTTTTTCAGTTTGGCAATTACTTACAGAGTGGTGCGCAAGGTTCTTTTATTATAGGACACGGCTCGTATACTGACGGGTCAATAAAACTTGTTAATAATACACCAAGTAGTTTGGCTTTAGGTTGGAACACTACAACACCGCAACACTTATTTAAAAGCGACGGAGTTAATTTGACACTTCCAACAAGTGCAACGGGCTTAAGTAGTGGTGATTTATGGAACGATGGCGGAACGGTAAAAATAGTTTAACAAAAATAAATATATAAAAATGGAAAATTCAATCTATTACAAAATTACAGGAAGTTTAACGAGTGACTTCGGGGATGAAATCACAAACCCTGTTGTAAAAGTTGCACAGGTAGCAACAGACAACCAACTATTAACAGATGGGTTACTAAGGTTTGAATACAAAGTTTATTCTTCAGAAAGTAACTTATTAAGTGGTAAGCACTTTTTTAAAGCTTGGGACACTGTAGAAGATAAACGACTGGTCAATTTTACTTACCCTATTACTGACGTTCTTAGCTGGTCAATTTTAACCTACAAAGATTTACAAGCTAAAATTATAGCCGAAACTTTTAGCTTAAATGAATCTGATGTTTTACTAGTTGAAAATGTTTAATATGAATGATAAAGAATTAACAAAAGAACAACAGTCTTTAATTTTACTAGCTCAGTCTTTAGACTATGCACTAGAAAAAGGTGCGTTTAATAGGGAACAAGTTTTAAATTATCACGAAGCTTTGAGTATTTTAAATGTATTAATAAATGGCCAGCAAGTTTAAATCAAAGATTAAAAAACTAGCTAAGTCTTTAGCTATGCTTTATGAAAAGGAAGTCATAAGACAGAATCTTATTGATACGGGTTTGATGCGCGATTCATTTAGGGTTACTATTGACGTAGATAAACGGGGAAGCATTGAAATATTTGTTTCATCCGTTTACTACTTTCAATATATTGATGGTTCACCGCATTTCTTTGACGTGTCAGGGGAAGTGTTTAAATCGAAAAAGTATTTAGCTATTGAAGACCAATTAATAAGCATAGTGTCTTTAGAATTTGCCTTGGAATTTCCTAAGAACTTTAGCACTTCGGATGCTGTTACTTATGATTTCAAATTTGGTAAGTTTTTCAAAGGTGGTCAATTTATTCCGGGCGGAAGAAGAGCACCAAAAGGAGGTACAAGAGCGTAAAAACGGTTAACGGGTTATTATATATTAGTGTATAACGATATACACTTTTATATATGCCCGTACAAACTGGAGAACAAACGACTATTAAGGTAAAACCTTTAGGGCTTGCACCTACCTATAACGAAACTATTGTGGTTTTAGAATCCACTAATATACAATCGTCTAATTTCAAATGGTTAATAGATATTTATAAGGGCGCACCTTCAGACCCTGACTATGAATTATTGTCTAGTATTGTAATACTTCCAAATCCTGAAGGCTACGGAATTGTCGATTTTCATAGACATATAGAAAACCATATCAACACAGACTTTTATCCGGCTGACGTTGATAAAGTGATAAGTCATGTTAGCGGTGCAGGTTTAAAATGGTCTTTCAAAGTTACTGAGCAATTCAATAACGCTGTTTGGAGGTTTGGAACTAATGACTCTTTTTCTAGGGATGGCGGAGGAGCTGACGTAGTTGGTTTCATCACTAATAATGTAGGTGGAAGTTTAGCCAAGCACCCATTTGTAACAGGTGATAAAGTTACAATCTTACAAGACGCAGGCTTTACACATTCGGAGTATAATTCTAGTGATGTTACTTTGACTTATGTTGACGAATACAGCGTTAAAACTGACATAACTAAATTATCAGACACAGGTTTAGAACCCGGCTTAATGACACAGGAAGGAAACGACACTAAAACTATTGAGCAAATTTTTGCAACTGATGAGACAACAATGTATTCTTTTAACGGGGCTTTAACTTTTCAAGGTTTTAGGAATTGGAGCGCGGCAGATTATCTAATGAGTCAAACATCTTCAGATACTATTAAATTCCTTAACGAAGGTTCATCAAATTATAATATAACAATAAGCGATAGGGTTTGGCTTAGTTCATCACAAATAAACACAGTTGACGGGCCGCCTTTATTGGGCTACATAACAACCAATAACGGGACTTACACTGTAGATAATAGCTTAAATTCTTCAGGACAGGATTTTTTAGTTCAGCATAAGATAGGGGCCAAGGATTTATCAGAAACTACAGATACTACTCTTTCAGTTATTACGGGTAGTCTTCCCGCTGTAGATAGTAACACCACTTCAATAGATTATTCACAGGCTTATTTCAGTGCTGGAATTGGAGACTTTGTTAGGACTTCAGAAACTATCACTTTAAACATAGTTGACGATTGCTCTAAGCATGATTCAATAAGATTTTTCTATATGGATAAGCTAGGAAGTTATTTACCTGTGACTTTCAATAAGGTTAGTAAAAACAATATTACAAACACGAGAAGCAACTACAAACAGAATTACGGAAGTTACGACGCGACTTCTAATGTATGGGGTTATACAACTTATGATAAAGGAAGTACAACTTACGACTTAACATCTAAAGAAGTTATTACTTGTACAAGTGATTGGATGAACGAAGACGGGGTCGCAATGGTTGCAAGTATGTTAAACAGCCCTATAGTTTACATTCAAGACGCTAACGGGGATTATATAGCTATTACTATCACTACAAATAGTTACGAGGTTAAAAAGACTGTAAATGATAAGCTAATTAATTATACTATATCATT